GTGACCGACTTCATCGATCAGAACTTGTCGAACGTCCTGCCGCATCCGCGCGGCGGCGGATTCTTCAGAACCTTGGGCGCGGTGCTCGACTTCATTCTCAAAGCTGAAAACGAGCAGGATCCGTGCATCGGCAATTTCTCGACGACGCGCGCGAAGCTCTACGCGATCACCGATCTGACGAAGGACGGCAAGCGGGCGGACGATAAAACGTTGAGCGCCGCGCGCGACGACGCGTTGCTCGCGTTCCAAGCCGATTGGACTGCCTACTCGAAATGCCGCCGTCAGCGGTAGGTCGCCGCTAACGCAAAAAGCGAAGGTGCGGCTATGGCCCGATGGCGCGACTACGTTCCGGAGAACCCGCCCAAGCTCGGCGATATCGGCGACGAGATCATCGATCTGACGATCCATTGCCCGAACCCGGAATGCGGTCGCGTCGTGCGCTTCACGCCGGCCGAGCTGATCGAACGCCACGGCCGCGACGCGGTCGCCTATCGCGTGGCCGAGCGCCACGTCTGCAAGGTGTGCAACTGGCGCGGCACGCCCGAATGGCGCTGGAAGCCCCACAAGCCCCAAGGGCCCGGCGTGCGGTTTCAGAACGCCTGGGATGCCGGGCTGAAGCGTCAAGCCGGCCACCCCGACGACAAATCGTAAGCCTCGATCGCTTCGATCGTATCGAGCAGCGCGATCGCCTCGGCATGCGCGCGCTCGTTGGAGAAGCACGCCTGGACGTGGCCGCGCACGGCTTGCGCAGCGCCAAGCAGCTGCACGGCGTTCAACGTCGTCCATCCGGCCTCGCCCTTCCAATCAACCTCGTAATCCGGATCGAGCGACGCGGCGAGGGCTGCACCCGTCAGCAGCGCCTGGCTTTCGCGATCGGTGCGGATGCCGGCGACGCCGCCGGTCTCCTTGTTGAAGCGCAAGGCCGCCAGCTCGGCGAGCTTCGCTTTGCGCGCATCGTCGATCGGCACCGGCGTCTGCTCGTATTGGCCGGGCGACGTTTCGACCGTCGCGTAGTAACGCCCATCGACGGCTTCGGGCTCGACGATCTCGACGAGGCCCTCGGCGTCGCGTTCCTGCGGCGTCATCTTCGCCAGCCAATCGGCCGGATAGTTGACGCCTTCGCGGAAGAACTCCTGGCCGAGACGAACGGCCTGGCCGTCGGGGAAAATGTAGCGGCTCATGTCAGTTCACCTGTGCGTTGTTGAAGCGGCGACGAGACGGCTGGATCGGTACGATCCCGGTCGCGACGAAGCTGTTCGATCCGGCCGCGTTGTAGGAGCCGCTCGACGTGATGAGCCGGAAGCCCGTCGCGCGCTTCAACGCGTGAGTGCCCCAGGTCACCGCGTTGCCGTTGATCGTCAAAGACGCCGGCGTACCGCCGATATCCACAACCGGCCCGAAGCTGCTTGCGTTCCCAGGAAAGGTGCCGCTTGCGCTCGTCGAAGCGCCCAGCGCGTCGCCGATCGCCGAGAAGCCCGAAGGCGGCGTGTAATGCCACGGCCGCTGGCCGAAGTTGAACGCGATCACGGCGGCGTTGGTGTAGTGGTAGCTGGCCGGAAAGAGCGGCACGCCGCCGGGCGAGAAAGCCGCCGCCGGCAAAGTGTTCGCGGCGGGGTCGCCGCCGCCGAACCATGTGCCGTTGCGACCGAACCAGACGCGGCACGTGCTGGCGTCGGTGTATCGCACCGCGCACATGGCGACATCATTGGCAGATAGCGCGGTCCCATAGGCGGCGGAAGAACCGGCAACGCGCAACGAAGCGCCATCCATCCAGCGTAGTGAAGATGCGGCTTCGCCGGGCACCACACGTGCCGGCGTCAGGCCGAGGCCGCCATTGTTCCCGTTATCCGTTGAGACGAAAAACCCTTCGAAATAGCGCAGCTGGCCGGGCAGGATCGGCCGCGTGGTTAGGAACCCCTTGTTCATTCCCACGTCGCCGGGTGAGCTGCGCAAGCCCGCATCCAAGAGTCCTTGCTGGCCGACCGTTCCGTACTCCGAATGGATATCGAGCGTCGAGTACACCGAAGTCGGCGTGTCGAACGATTGATCGAAGTTAACGCCAGCCGCCACGGAGAAGCCGCTCGGCGTCCAGTTGTTCGCGGCCGTATGCGTGCCGTCGATCGGCGCGGTGTCCTTGCCGAAAGCGGCGGCCGTTGCGGCGGTGGCGTCCTTGAACTCCATATAATGCCCGTTGCCGCCGACCGACCCGGCGTAGCGGATCGGCACGAAGGCTGTACCGACGAAGCGGCCGAAAGCGAACGGCCCTGGCGTCTGCCCATCGACGAAGATCGACTCCGCGCCAAGGCCGCCGAAGAACCTCAACCCGCCATTGGCGAACTGACCGATGGCGTGGACGCAAGTATTCAGGTTGACGTAGCCCTGATAGTTCAAAGCGGGATACGAAGCGGTAGCGAACGACGTGATCCGGGTGCCGTTGACGTAGATGCGCACGCGCTCCGATGCGGTCGCGTTGGTCGTGTCGAACTCGATCAGCAGATGGTACCAAGAGGTCGGATCGCGGAAGATCGCGTAGGTGTCGAGCTGCATTTCGACGCCGCCGGAACTCGACGTGACGCGCAGCGCGTCGCCGATCAGAAATGCGTCGAAGCCGACAGGCGTGCCGTTGCTGGCCGAGAAGAGCGACTGACTGTTCGTGAACCGACAGGTCCGGAACCACCGCGAATACGCCCAAGTTTGCCGGTTGCCCGTCGTCGTCGGCGTCCAGGTGAAGGAAGCATTTGCGCCTTCGCGCCCACGATAGCTCCGCAGCACGGCATATGGCTCGGGACTACCGAAGGGGATGATCGGCATCAGTTGCTCCAGCGACCGACGCACCGCATCGCAGCGCCGTCGGATAGGAACACGAAGGCGGCGATCTTCCCCGCACCCGAAGGCAGCGTCGGCGTGCCCTCGGTGCCGAAGTCGTAGGCCGCGTTCCACGCCAGCGTGCGCCCGCCGGTGCCATCCTGGATCGCTTGCAGAACGAACATGCCGCCGTCGCGCTGGTTCGTCGGAGCCGCCAGAGTGCGATTGCCGCCGAGCGTGACCTTCGCCATCGGCGCATCGTCGAGGTTCCAAGCGATCGACGCGCCATCGACCAACGCCACGGGCGCGTAGCGTTGCGCCTTAGTGAAGGCTTGAACGACATCGAGCATCGCGAAGTTGCCCGCCGGCACGGCCGCCGCGATCATCTCGGCGATAGCTTCCGAGAGCTGGTCGTAGTTCTCGTCGTCGAGCGTCAGGCCAGCGCCTTCGATCACGCGGCACATCTGTTCCTGCACATGATTGAAGAACAGCGCGCTAAGCTTCGTCGCGAGGATACCCAGGCCCGGCGTGCCGCCTTTGAAGCCCGGCTTGCCCGCGCCGAACTTGTCGGCCTCGGCGGTCGGCGTGTTGATGCGGATCATGGCGGCGGCTCTCCGTAGCTGAAGATGACGTTCGTATGGGCGGGCTTCAGGCGCGAGATCACGCATTCGAGGGGCTCGTTGCCCCAAATCGCGAGCGCTTCGTCGCAGCCTGATTCGCAGGTGAACTCGATGACGGTCGTTTCGGGTGCGCGCACGCGCCACCAGAAATTCCAAGGCGGCGGGTTCAACGCGTCTTCGCAGCCGCTGTCGCACGTGAATGCCGGGAACTCGTCGATCTCGATCGGATAGCCGAGCGCGGCCGCGATCTCGATGTAGTAAGCGCGGCTCTGCCCGCCGCGCGCCGTCAGCGCGCGCAGCAAGGCGGCTTGGCGGCCGGCGATCGTTTCGGGCGTGCCGGCGCACGGATCCGGCAATCCCGCGACCGCTTCCCATTCGGGCAGAAGCTCGACCGTCGCGCGCGGGTCGCTTTCTTCCAGCAGATCGCCCATGCGCGCATCGATGCGCGCGAGCTCGACGGCGAGCGTATCGAGCAGCTTGAAGCGGACCGAGCCCGGCGGCGTCGTCCAGGCCGGGCCCGGCGGCAACAGCGAGATCAGTTGATCGCGGTAGTCGGCGCGTGTCGCGAAGCCCGCCATCACGGCACCCAATTGATGGCGCCGAGGACGGGCAGATAGCCCGTGCCGGCGACGACGTTGGCCACGGGGGCGACGATCGAGTTATCGCTTTCGTCGGCGGCGACCGAGACGGCCTCGCGCATCCGGCTCAACAGGATCGTGCCGGCGGGCTTCGAGTCACGATTGATCAGATCGCGCAGCTCGGCCGTGACCGCCGCCTTGACCGCGTCCGTCGCCGGCGACACGTCGATATCGAAATCGATCGGCAACGCGATCGGCGCGACGACATGCACCTCGGCCGTCACCGGGCGGCGCGCGTCGATATAGGCTTGCACCTCGGCGACCTTCGGCCCCGAGGGGATCGGGCTTGCTTCGCCATCCGTCGCGAAGCGCACCGTGACCGTGCCGATGCCCAGCTCCTGCGGGTAGACCCAAGCGCGCGTCACGCCGGGCACTTCCAAAGCCCACGTCACATAGTCCGCGAACGCCCCGCCATGCGGGGGTGCCTGGATGCGCGCGAGGATCCGCGTGCGATAGCTTTCGTCCGTCTCGATCTCGGCGCCGCCCTTCAGCCCTGCGGCGGCCACCAGCGCTTCGCTGTTCGTGTCGGCGATCGGCGACATGAAGCGAAGTTTCACGCCACTCGCAGCGTTCGAAACCGCACCGGGAACGTCCGCCGTCACGGCGACGCTAACGCTGCCGCCGGAGATCGTCGCCTCGGCATTGGTGCGGTAGACGGCGCCATCGGCGCGGATCAGGGCCGTCGCCGCCGGCACGATCGCGCCATTGGTGCCCGTGACCGTCACGTTGCCGGTCGCGGCGGCGGCGGGTTTGCGCGACACGCCCCAGATCGAGCCGTGGCGCGCAAGCCAAGCCCCGCGCGCGGTGTCGGGCAACAGATCGATGCGCGCGTCGTCGATATAGCCGTAGAGGCCATAGGCCGCACCGGCATGCGAGCGCACCAAGGCGGGCAGAACGCCGAAGCGCAGCCGGCCTTCGGCTTCCGGCATGCCGGCGGCGATATCCGTTTCGGCGCGCGCGACCAGCGCGGACAGCGTGGGGCGTGGCATCGGCATCAGGAACGCCCTCCGGCATAGTTCATTTCCCAGACACGCTGAAAGGCAAGGCCCGTCGGCCGCCAGATGCGGACATGCAGCGCGAGCCATTCGGTTCGAATTGCGGTCGCGGCGACATCAAGGCGGCTTGCAGCGCCGTCATCGAGCAGCCATGTCAGCGCTTCGCGCGCATAGGCTTCTGCGCGTGCCAAGACCTCGGGCAGGTTCTTCTCGCGCGACAGCAGCCACAGGCGCGAGCCGGTCACATGGGGTGCACCTGCCGGGACGTTCGCCGGCTTGATCGCATCGCCCCAGAACCCTTGACGGTTCGGGAAGGGTGCGCGCTGGCCGACTTGATCCCAAGGGGGCGCCGGATCCTCGGGCAGACGATCGCCGGGCAATGCGCGCGCGTTGGAGAACAGCGACACGATGACGGCCGAGGCGAGCCCGCCATCGGTCGAGATATCGCCGTTGGCCACCAGCCAATCGCTGCTCATGGTCTCGCCGTCGAACGCGATCGAGATATCCATCACGGGATCCTCGGCGCTGCGATATTGGCGTGATCGCCGGCGACGGCATCGTCCGTCCACGTGTCGGTATGATCGGGCAGGATCGCCGAGCCGTGGCCGTTGCACTCGACGACGGTCCGCGCGGCCGAGCGCAAGCGCGCTTCCGTGGCGCCATCGAGCTCGGCCGAGCCTTGCGCGGTGCCGAGGATATCGCCGCCCGCCTGAAGCACGATGTTGCCGGGCGCGCTAAGGATCGCGTTGCCGTCGGCGTCGAGCTTCAGCATCTGTCCGAAGCGCGAATAGAGCGCCACTTCGCCGGGCGCCAGGTCGCGCGGCCGAGGGCCGCCGCAATGAACGACCAGTACGACCGGCAAGCCCGCCATTGCGCCAAGCTCGGCGACGACGCCGATCGGGTTGTCGGCCGCGTGCGGCGCCGAAGTCAGGCCATACGCCTCGAAATGATCGACGCCATCGCGCAAGCTGTCGCCGCGTATTTGGATTTGAAGCTTGCGGAAACCGCCACCTTCGGCGGCGATCGCGCGCAACAGGCACTTGCCGATCAACGCTTGAAGGCGGGCGGCGATCGCGCTCATAGCATCACCTGCCGCTTGGGGTCCGGCATCGGCCGAAGATCGAACGCGGCCGGGCGTGCGACGTGCAGCGCGACGCGACTGCCCTTGTCGTCGAGCGTGTAATCGACGCCGACGATCAGCATCTCCTCTTCCACGCCGATGAAGCTGTCCTTCACCCGCACGCGCGCATTGGGCCGCCACAGCGTGTTGTTCGCCGTCCAGCCGGCGAGCGTGTAGGTCGCGCGGCGCGCCTTGCCGAAACGCATATTCGCTTCCCACTGCGCGCGCACGGCGTATTGCTCTTCGTAGCCCGGCTCCTCCGCGATGATGATCAACGGGCGATGGCGCTTGATGCCGTTGTCCGGCACGCTGGCCACCGGCGACACGGTTTGCATGGGCGCGTAGAGATCGACCTGCGCGCCTTGGCCCTTCACCTTGTAGATCGAGAAGCGCTGCGAATCGTCGAATTGCCCCGACGCCGATAGCACGTTGACGCCAAGCTCGATCGCCGCCGGCGCACGCGTCGTGCCGGCGCGCGTGAGCAACAACCCGCCGCGCGAGTCGGCGACCCGCAGCAAGGCGCGATGGCGGCAGAGCTTCTCCAACGCGGCCGCGACCGTCTCGCCTTCGGTCAATCGGAAATACTCGAACGGCCGGCCTTGGTCGCCGTCGATCGCCACGGGGATGCCGAAGGGCTTGCACAGCTCACGCGCGATCGTGGCGATCGGCACGCCCTGCCATTCGCCCGGCTTGTGATCGGCCGAGCAGTCAACCAGATCGCCCGTCCGGTCGCGGCCGGCGATGGTGACGCTGTGGGTCGTCCCGTCATACGTCGCACCGACAGCGTCGATGAAGCCTTCGATCACCGGCGTGCCGCCGATCGCAACGGTCACGGCTTGGCCGGGCCCGAGCAAAGTTTGGCCGCCCGGCCAGCGCTCGCTGGCGTCGATCGTGAAGCCGCCGGCGAGGTTCTCGATCGACGTGCGGATCGTTGCGGCCTTCCAGCCGCCGAAAGTGCGGCCGTTGGTGGTGACCGTCAGCGGCGAGATTTCGGGCGCGTTAGCCATCGACCAGCACCTCGACCGGACGGCCGCCGCGCACGAAACCCGGATGGCGGAAGCCGTTGCGCGCCGTGACTTCGCTTGCGCGATCGACGACGGAGTCGGGATCGTTGCCGTAAACCTGCCACGCCACGACCAGCGCGGGGCGCGTGGCGTTGGGCACGAAGGAAGCGGCGCGTTCCAATCCGCCGGCTTGGGCGGAGAGATGCGCCGAGCTCGCGGCGCGCAGATCGACGAGCGCGCGGTGGCTGTCGTCGTCGCCGAGATCGGCGGCGCGCATCGAGGCCAGCGCGATACGGCCGTCGAGATCGTCGCGATAGGCGAGCGCTTCTTCGCGGCTGGTGAATTCGCGCTCGCTGGCACGGCGCGCCTCGGCCGACAAAGCCGCCCTGTCCATCAGCTCGCCAAGCGCGATCTCGTTGTTGGCGCTGGTCGCGATCGTCGCCGTCGGCGCCGTCGCCCAAGAGTCGCCGACATACGAAGTCGGCTGATACCAGGAACGATAGGAAGCGCCGCCGTCGTTCCAGCCTCTAACGGCGGAACTGCCTTGCGCCGGGTTCGACCAGGCGTAAGCGATCAAGCGGCCGAGGGACATGGTGCGCGAGGCGAGTGAGGCCGGCCGATCGACAAGATCGCCATAGCCGCCCATCAGTAGCGACGCGGCCCCCGTGATGCCGCCGCGCCCGGCATTGCGCACGCCCGACGTGGCACCTTCGGCGAAGCCGAGAACATCGTCGCCCATGCCGAATACGTCGCGCGCCATGTCGAGCGAGCCGGTGTCTTGCCCGTTGAACGACGGGGCCAGCGCCGAGCTCGCGCGGCCGCGCACGCCGTCAAGTGCGGCGCGCAAGCGTTCGCGCACGACGCTCGATTGGCGCCGCGTCTCGATGCGCCGCTCGAAGTCGATGCGCGCGGGGCCGATCGTGTTGTCGCTGGCGTCGCGCACGCGCTGTGCGGGATCCGCGATCGACGACGGGTGGATGTTGGCGCCGGCCTGGATGAACGTGAAGACGAAGCTCGCCGCGCCGAGCTCGCGCGTGTTGTAGCTGCGCTTCACGCCAAGGCAAACGACGCGCCGCACGCCGTGCCAGGGATGCACCAGCTCGCCGGGCCCGGCTTCCTCGGCCGCCGCGCGCAAGCGTTCGCTGCGCTCCAGCCAATCGGGACCGACCACGGCGGCCGTGATCTCGAAGGGTGCCACCTTCTTGCCGAGGTCTTCGACGAAGACTTCGTCGCGTTGCGGGTATTCGTGGATCGCGTGGCGCCGACCGAATTCCTCGGACGATGTCAGCGCGCAATCGAACACGATCCCGCGAAACGAACCTTGCTTCAGCTGCGATGCGAGGGAAGCGGTCACGGCGCCCCCACCATCGTGGGCCCGAGATCGAGGCCGATATCGAGCGGTCCGCTCGAACGCACCTGCTCGACGCGCGCTTGATCGGCACCCGGACCTTCGAGGCGCACGACGATCTGGCCATCGACGGCTTGGCCCGCAGCGGATCCGCGCGCGGCCGACAAGGTGCGCGACGCCGGCATGGCCGTCGGCGGCGCCATCGC